ACCGTTGCGCAACACAATCTTGAAATGCCAGCTGTTTTCATTAGCTTTAGCCACTAACTCGCCAGGGTCTCCACCCTGGGGCTCGGCCGAGTCGCGGCCTGTGAACATGTATTTGATAAATCGGTGAATACCACGTATTACCGACAACACCAGCCACGTGCCAAAGAACCCCATGCAGAATTGCAGGCAAAAAGCACCTACATTGTTTGCGAAATTGTACCATGGCTTCCCCGGCTTCTGATCAGGGTGAAACGCTGCGTCGTTGACTTCGTTCATAAACTTGCCAAACGCCGCACGCGCCTTCGTAAAGTCCACACTAACGTTGGCTAACTCTTCCCACTTAGAACGAATCTGAATGGGAATTACCGCCATACGTCGCACAAACCCACTACCCTGAAACATGGCCAGTGCTGGCGCAAATTTGGAAATGCGCACCAGCTCCCAACGCTCCACCTTGTCAAGCAAACGCAGCCTGAAACGCAGTGCACAGTCAAACGCATATGCATCCCTATCACGCCAACTAACATCCAGCACCGAATTGTCCGTCGGAAACAGGGCTCGTAGCTGCTTGGTACTCAACACTGTCAAGCTTAGCAGCATTTCCTCCTTACCCAATACCGCAAGATACTCTGCCATCGTCATCGGCTCAGTGTGCGCACCCAGCGTAGTAGCATCGATACGCTCTTTAGCACGCAACAACAATGCGTCTTCATCACAGTACTCTGTCTCATCATCTGAATCATCAAACAACGCACTCTCATACTCAATCTCAGATCCCGCCTGTGGCACATCCGCGTAGCTCAGAGCATAATTGACAGCGTCCTTGTTCAGCTTGCTGTTCACAGCTTGTCGTCCACGCACCTCATCAATGATGAACTTAATAAGCTCACCTACGGTCTCAAATGAGATACGCTTACCGCAGAATGTACCACTAAAGCGATACACTTGCTCACGCTCCACCTGAGAAAGTGCCTGAAACTTCACCATGTCCAGCTTGCCAATACCTCCACTTGGCCTCTGTAGCCTTTCTGCTGCTTCTGGACCCAGCACTACATTTGCAGCACTAGAGCCCAAAACGTGCTCTGCCATACGGCGGACCTCCTCGTTGCCCTCCTGTTTCTTCACCTCTGGATCGGGAATGGCATACTCAGGCTTCAACTCCATTTCAAGCCACAAGTGCAAACGTCTGTCTAAGGCCTCCGGATTTGTGATCTCCTTATTGGCCAATTGTAACAGGCGCTCACGCTCCATATTAGTCGTGGCGAGGATAACTGGGGAATTGAAAAAAGTCGTGCCCTTTGACTCCAGCGCGGCCATGTTCAATGGCGTAACACCAATGTTAACAAGACGCATGAACAACATGCAATCCGTCTCCACTGACGTGTTACCACTACCAGGCCTCACGGTGCCAATGTCATCCATACCATAGACCACATGCTGCTGGGGGTCATAACCCTCATGGAAGTCACCACTAGGTTTAGGATAAAAGTGGCGATCCGGGTTGTATGATGGGTCTTTGCGCATGTTCGCAGCAATGTCCGGCCTAATGCCCGCACAAATGGGTCCAACCAGCTGGCGAACCAGCGTAGTCTTGCCAATTCCAGGCTTGCCTGATAGAACAACAACTATCGGCTCCTCACGGTTGGCCTTCTCAAGCGCCAGAGATGCCTCAGAATCAATCTTGTAGGCCTTCATGTGCGCCAAAGCACGCTCAATTTCCTGCGCACACTCCCTTCCAATTGCAGTTGACCGTAGTCGAAGCCCAGCCTTGTAGTGTTCCACTACGTGGCCGCGCTCCTCCTTTGTCTCAGGTGGTTTGTCATCAGCACAAATGCGATACGACTCAGACAACCACGTGAGCACAGGAGTTGCGCGCTTTTCGTAGAACCGGATTTCGTCGTACCCAAAATATTTGCGCACGACGTTGATGCAGTATTGGGCCCACTCGATCGCGCCTTCAAGCACCCCACGCGCATACAAAGTCAACGGAACTGACCTAGACGCAATGGAGAGTATGGTATTAGCAGCCTTGCTACCCTGTGCTATTCCAAACGTGACCATAATACCATTGAGTAAGGCGTTGATAGCCCAATCTACGGTGTAGGCCTTGTCTCCACCTGGCACAGGAAAACCACCCGCCTGCGTAATTGCAGGTAACACACCCCTAAAAAATGGGGGCAAGTACTTGCTCAGCAGATAGACAGTCACAACCAGTACGAAAGTGGCGAAAATACCCACCATCCAGCGCTGCGCTCCGGCAATGACACCACATAAACGAGTGGCGTGGTCAATTGCGTTTTGCACAAACTGGACAACAGGGTTTTCACCCAGAGCCGCCTTAACCTTGGCAATGAAACTGTCAATGGTGGCATCGAACCTGTTCTTAAGCAACTCATCCACCTTGGGTCCAAGATGAGCAAAAGCCTCATTAGAGGCCGCACCTGCAGTTTGAAGTAACTTGTACTTGCTTGCATCAACCGCAGATTTGCTCAGCTTCTCTACAACCTGTTCCATCGTCTGACCCTTCAACATTTGCTCCTGCAACTTGGCAAAAGATGAGGCAACTCCGCGCTCGATTCCACGCTGCACTTGGTCAGCGACCCCAAAAAGGTCACCTCCCTGCGGTACAGCAGTGTCATCAATGCGGAGACTGCTCATGAACGCGCCAAGGCGTTGCTCCTTGAGCTCACGGTTGCGCTGACGCAAACGTTCGCGCAGTACAGCCCGCTCCTCATCACACAAGGAATGAACCCAGAAACCCCTGTTGGGCCTGGGACGCTCCTCTCGCTTGGGCTTCTTCTCCTTGCGCTTACGCTCCGTGCGCTGTTCCACTTGCTCTACAGGTCCAGATTGTGGCAATGGCCTCTCCAATAGGTCATATACTACAGTGCGGGGTGAACGATAGAGAATGTCCAACACTTCGCTATCCCACTCCCACATCTTGGTCTTCAGAAGTCGCTTGAACTCATTGACCATGTGGAACATCCTGTCAACCCTTCTACTGGCCTTCCAGTCTTCCACCAAGTTGACAAGGTACTCAGCACCGATGTGC